ATGAAACTCCCCTTCCGTCTGCCCTGGGTTGGAGCCCGGGATCGAACCACTGCGCCCGAAGAAAAGGCGCTCATTCCGCGACCCGGCACGGCGCTGGCGCTGATTGCGGGCGAGGGCGAGGCGCGGTGGACGGGCAGATCCTATGCGGCGCTGTCGCGCGAGGGCTTCATGAAGAACCCGGTGGCGCATCGCTGCGTGCGGCTGGTGTCGGAAGCCGCCGCCAGCATCGGTTTTCTCGCCTATCAAGGCGCACAAGAACGGGAGGGGCATCAGGCCCTTGCTCTCATGGCGCGGCCGAACGGGGCGATGACGGGGGCGGATTTTCTCGAAACGCTCTATGGCCAGTTGCTGCTTTCGGGCAATGCCTATCTAGAGGCAGTGGGAGCCGGCGGACGGGGCTCGGCGCGGGCGGCGGAACTGCATCTGCTGCGGCCGGATCGGGTGAGCGTGGTGACCGGCGCCGATGGCTGGCCTGCTGGCTATGATTACCGCGCCGGCACGAAGGCCAGGCGGATTGCGCTCGACGGTCTCCTGCATCTGAAGCTGTTTCACCCGCTCGACGACCACGAGGGCTTTGCGCCGCTGGCGGCAGCGCAAGTTGCACTCGATCTGCACAATGCGGCGGGGCGCTGGAACAAGGCGCTGCTCGACAATTCGGCGAGGCCCTCCGGTGCGCTGGTCTACCAGCCCAAGGAGGGCGGCAATCTCTCCGCCGACCAGTATCACCGGCTGAAGGTGGAGCTCGACGAGGGCTATTCCGGCCCGATGCGTGCGGGACGACCGCTGCTCTTGGAAGGCGGGCTCGACTGGAAGTCGATGGGGCTCTCGCCCAGGGATATGGATTTCGTCGAGGCGAAGAATGGTGCTGCCCGCGACATAGCTCTCGCCTTCGGCGTGCCGCCCATGCTGCTCGGCATTCCCGGCGACAACACCTATGCCAATTACCAGGAGGCGAACCGCGCCTTCTATCGCCTGACCGTTCTGCCGCTGGTGACCCGCACCGGGGCATCGCTTTCGGTGTTTCTGGGCGAGCTGACGGGCGAGGCGGTTCGGCTGGTGCCGGATCTCGATACGGTGGCGGGGCTGGCCGCCGAGCGTGATGCGCTCTGGGCGAGAGTTGGCGCGGCTGGGTTTTTGACCGATGAGGAGAAGCGGGAGGCGGTGGGGTATTGAGGGGCGTGTTGTGCCAACGGAACTGATCCCCTCACCAACAAAATCTGAGGTTTAGCCCTGACCGGGCTAAGCCCTCGATTTTGTAACCTCTCCCACAAAGGGGAGAGGGGTCGGTGCCGCCGGTCTCGCGCTGCCTTTCCCCCCACTGTGGGGGAGAAAGCGAAATCGAAGGCTTGAGGTCAGCGAAGGCCGCCTAAACTTCAGATTTCGCAAGTGAGGGGATCGGTTCTCTTGGCAATACCCTAGCATCATAAGGATGCCGGGTTTGGATGTCCCCGCTAGTATGCGCGCTCGACCGATACGGACACCCGCCCATGGAAACCCAGCCCCAGCTGCCACCCGGTGCCAGGCTCACCCCCGACTGGATCACCCCTCAGCAGCAAGCCGCGCTTGCCGCCTTCCTCGATGCCGGTGACTGGAGCGGAGAGCTGAAGCGCCGCGTGCGGCATTTCGGCTATCGTTATGACTACCGGACAAGGAGCGACACGCGCGACAGTCGGATCGGGCCGCTGCCGGACATGCTGCAGGGGTTGGCGGAGCGGCTGGTGGCGGACGGGTTTTTCTCAGACGTGCCGGACCAGGTGATTGCCACCGACTATCTACCCGGGCAGGGGATCAGCGCGCATGTCGATTGTAAGCCGTGTTTCGGTGAGGTGATTGCCTCGCTCAGTCTGATGTCGGCCTGCGAGATGCGGTTTGCTTGCCTTGAGAGCGGCGAGAAGCGGGCAGCGATCTTGCCGGAGCGCTCGCTGCTGGTGCTCGCTGGACCGGCGCGGCGGGACTGGACGCATGCGATCCCGGCGCGACGGTCGGACGTGATTGACGGGCTGCTGGTGATACGGGGCCAACGGGTGTCGCTGACTTTCCGGACCATGCGGTTTTGATTGGAGGTCAAAGGCCTGCGCCCTCATGGGCGGCCGCTGTCGTTATGGGAGATCGAGCGCGGGTTGATCAGGACCTGCTGTCATCCGCGGCCGAGGGTGCCGGTGAAAGGACCATCGGTTCCAACGACAGCCGGCGCGTCAATGCGGCAATTCCCGCGCGGCGCAGAGCGTGCAGGTTATGGCCGAGCCGGGTGAGCGAGGCTTCGAGCTTGATGTCGCAGGCCGCAGCGCCCGAGCGTCCGTAGAAAACGTAGCCGAGGGCAATCGAGAGCATCGCCATCAGGCTGGCCGCGATCAGAACGTCCGAAAGGAAGTGCGCGCCGAACGCCATGCGGTTGAGCGCGGTCAGCGCCGCAAAGAGCGAGAGCAGGACAAAGACCGAGCGGCGCCAGACGAGCGGCACGAAAAAGGCAAGCGGGATCAGGCAGACGACCACGGCGGCTTCGCCTGAGACGAAAGAGCGGTCGTCGAAATACTGGCCGCCAAAGCCCCAGGCGGTGATGAAGACATCATCGCCGCCGAATTCGACCAGACCGCGTGGGCGTGGTCGATCAAAGAGCGGCTTGAAGATGCCATTCACCAGAAGTGCCGGCCCGAGCAGGAAGAGGCTGGCGAAATAGAGCATGAAGCGCGGCGGAAACAGCGAAGGGCGCGAGGGATAGACCAGCTTGAGAACGAGACCGAAGAGCAGCACGATGCTGAGTGTCAGCGGAACATACTGGCCGATGGCGCGGAACGTATTGAAGGCCGTGACGCCGGCAGCCGGAAAGCCATGACCTTCGACATAGAAGAGGCGCGCCACGGCCAGGTCGATCTGCGGGAAGGTGACGAAGATGACCGACAAGGTCAGTGTGACCAACAGCGAGACAAGCAGCGGTTTTTCCTGCACGGTGCCGCGAGGCGCCCGTACCGCGTCCGTCATCATGGCCATGATAGTCCCCCGATCATCTTGCCCTGACGTCACAAAAGCGAGCTTCTGTGAAACTGTGATGAAATTCAGCAGAAGGATCGCGTTTTTTCAACGGCCATTTTGGTCTCCGGCAAAGGTCTGATGCGGCTGCATCGCCGGCTGCCGGCCAAGGAGGCCACGGTCCGGAGCAAGTGCTGCAGGCTAGCCGATGGGCGCTGCGCTTAGGCCTCTATCTCTTCTTCATGTTTTCCAGCCAAGCGATTCAACGGAATCGGCTTTTCCAGCGCAGTTCATGAAGAAGGTGAAGCGGCCGACGTGGCCAAGTTGGGAAAGAGTGGCGCCGGCCGCGGCCTTGAGGGCGGGATCGTTCCGGCCGGCGCTCTGCCAAAGGCTAATCGCGAAAGATGAACAAATGACTGACTTCGGCCATGACGGCGGGGTGACCTCCGCGCGCCTGATCGGTGCTGTCGCGGGCTCCGCGATCTCGCTGGTCTATCTGCTGCCCAAGCATCGCCGTGAGGCGGCCGTGCGCTTTCTGACCGGCGTCGCCTGCGGGCTGATCTTCGGCGGGCCGACGGGTGTCTGGGGTGCGGGGCAGCTGGGGCTCGAGGGCCGGTTGTCGACGGCGGAGATCATGCTGGCGGGGGCCACACTCGCCTCCTTCACCGCCTGGTGGGGGCTGGGCGTGCTGGTACGGCTCACGGGCCGGGCGGGGGACAAGGTGGGTGAGTAACCAGGGCCCTCATCCTGAGGAGCCCCTGCACAGGCAGGGGCCTCGAAGGATGCTGTGTGTTTGACAGGGGTGGCCTTGCCCCTTCGAGGCCCGCGCGGCGCGCGGGCACCTCAGGGTGAGGGGTAAGGGGTGGTGCACCGGTTTCCACGCTCCCCTTGAGGGGGAGGGTCGGAGCGCAGCTCCGGGGTGGGGTGATGCGAAGGCGCGTCATTCTGTGTCTGGCGTGTGACCAGCAGCCAGGATCACCCCCATCCGCCGCTTTGCGGCGACCTCCCCCTCAAGGGGGAGGTGGGTGCCGGCACAATCAACATCACGAGGAGAACGAGTCATGCAGGCTTTGGAAACGCAGGGCAGGCCGCGGTTTTGTTATGCCGGGCTGACGCTGAAGGGCGTGGCGGGGGACGGGCGGTTTTCGGGTTATGCGAGCCTGTTTGGCGAGGTCGACCTTGGGCGCGACGCGATCGAGCCCGGGGCCTTTGCCGCGTCGCTGACAAAGCGCGGGGCGGGCGGTGTGCGCATGCTCTACCAGCACGATCCGGCCGAGGTGATCGGGCGCTGGACCGTGATCCGCGAGGATGAGCGGGGGCTTTATGTCGAGGGAAAGCTGGCAACCGAGGTGGAGCGGGCCCGCGAGGTGCATGCGCTGATGAAGGCGGGTGCGCTGGATGGCCTCTCGATCGGCTTTCGCGCGGTGAAGACGCGGAGCGACCGCAAGACCGGGGTGCGGCGCATCCTGGAGGCCGATCTTTGGGAGATCTCCGTGGTGACCTTTCCCATGCTGCCGACGGCGAGGGTCTCCAACATCAAGCACAGGCGGTTTTACCGCGACAGGGAAACCGAGCTTGTCCGGCTGATGCGCCGGGCGGCAAGGGCAATGGCGAAAAACCACTTCACGAAAGGATGAGCGAGATGGAGGCAAGGATGACGGGAGAAACCGGCATGACCGGACAAGTGAAACTGGCGAACAAGGCCGCGGTGGACACGGCGAAGGCCGGGCTGACTTCGGTGCGGCGAAACGAGAATTCTGCCCGCAGGGCGGCGATCGTGGCACCGGAGGTGAAGGCGGCGCCCGACACGGTGACGGCGGCCTTTGCCGAATTCATGACGGCCTTCGAGGCTTTCAAGGAGGCAAACGACGAGCGGCTGGGCGAGATCGAGGAGAAGCTGACAAGCGATGTCGTGACCCGCGACAAGGTCGAGCGGATCAACAAGGCGATCGACGAGCAGAGCCGGCTTCTCGACGAACTGGTGCTGAAGAAGCGCCGTCCGGCGCTGGAGCGGCCCGGCCGCGACGAGGCGGGATTGGCCGAACACAAGGCGGCCTTCGAGGCATATGTGCGGCGCGGCGACGACCAGGCGCTGCGCGATCTCGACCAGAAGGCGCTGTCTTCGGGCGTTTCCGGCGATGGCGGCTATCTGGTGCCGCCGCAGGTGGACGAGGAGATCGGCCGCAGGCTGAGGGTCATCTCGCCGATCCGGTCGCTCGCGACCGTGCGGCAGGTCTCGGGCGCGGTTCTGAAGAAGCCGTTTGCCGCATCGGGTTTTGCCTCGGGCTGGGTGGCCGAGACGGCGGCGCGCACGCAGACGGGCACGCCGGAGCTTTCCGAACTCGCTTTCCCGACCATGGAGCTCTATGCCATGCCGGCGGCGACACAAGGTCTGCTCGACGATGCCGCCGTCGACATCGAGGCCTGGATTGCCGCCGAAGTCGACATCGCCTTTGCCGAACAGGAGGGCGAGGCCTTCGTCTCGGGTGACGGCGTGCTGAAGCCGAAGGGCTTTCTGTCTTACGATCAGGTGGCCGACACGTCCTGGGAATGGGGCAAGATCGGCACTGTTGCGACCGGGGCCGCCGGGGCCTTTGCGGCAAGCGGCGCCTCCGACGTGCTGATCAACGTGGTCTATGCGCTGAAGGCGGGGCATCGCCAGAACGGCACATTCGTCATGAGCCGAAGGACGCAAGGGGCGGTGCGCAAGCTGAAGGATGCCGACGGCAACTATCTCTGGGCACCACCGGCCCGCGCCGGCGATCCGGCCTCGCTGATGGGCTTCCCAGTCGCGGAATCCGAGGACATGCCGGAAATCGCGGCCAATGCGACGGCGATCGCCTTCGGTGACTTCCGGGCGGGCTATCTGGTCGTCGATCGGGTCGGCGTGCGGGTGATGCGCGATCCGTATTCGGCCAAGCCTTACGTGCTGTTCTATACGACCAAGCGCGTCGGCGGCGGCGTGCAGGACTTCGAGGCGATCAAGCTGGTGAAGTTCGGGGTGTGAGCCTCTTCCTCTCCCTTTTGTGGGAGAGGACACAAAATCGAGGGCTTGAGAGCGATCAGGGCTAAACCTCAGATTTTGTTGGTGAGTGGATCAGTGATGGTAGCCCTCAGCACGATCCTTCGGTGGAAGGCGGCAAGGGCTCTGTTACCGCTTGCCAACGGAACCGATCCCCTCACCTGGAAAATCTGAAGTTTAGGCGGCTTGCGCTCGCCTAAGCCTTCGATTTTCCGTCCTCCCCCACATGGGGGGAGGTGGGCACCCGCCAGCACTTCGGTTTCCGCATGCTGAGGTGGGCGCGCAGCGCCCCTCGAAGCATCCATCTCACAACTTTTCAGGGCGGCCTCGCCCTTCGAGGCCGGGCGTGGCCCGGCGCCTCAGGGTGAGGAGTCACCTGCAATTCGTTTTCAAGGAACCTCCCATGACCATCATCGAACTCACTCCACCCGGCGTGGAGCCGCTGACGCTTGTCGAGATCAGGGCGCATCTCAGGCTCGATACGGAGGAGGAAGACGCGCTGCTTTCGGCACTCGCCATCGTTGCGCGCGAGCATATGGAGCGCGAGACCGGGCTGGTTCTGGCGGCGCGGGATTTCAGGCTCTGTCTGGACGACTGGCCGGCGGATGGGATCGTGACGATTGCGCGCGGTCCCGTCCGGGCGGTGACGTCGGTGACTGTTTACGATGGCGAGGGCGAGCCGCAGGCGGTGGATCTCACCGGGCATCTGCTGGATGGCGAGGCGCGGCCGGCAAGGCTTTGGCTGCGCGCGCTGCCGGAGCCGGGGCGGGCGATGAACGGGATCGAGGTGGAGTTTTCCTCAGGGTTCGGCGAGAGCGGCGCCGATGTGCCGGAGACGCTGAAGCGGGCGATGCTTTTGCATGTGGCGGCGATGTTTGCCTGCCGGGGCGTGGTTGCGGTCGATGCCCAGCCGGCAGTGCTGCCGCCGGGTTACGAGCGGCTGATCGCGCCCTTCTGCCGGCGGAGGATTTGACCATGGTCTTGCTGGATATCGATGCCGGCAGGCTAACGGCGCGGCTTACGCTGGAGCGGCCGGAGCCGGCGGACGACGGGCAGGGCGGGGCGGTGACGGGGTTCGTCGAGGTTGCGCGTGTCTGGGCGCTGATTGAGCCACGCACTTTTGCCGAGGAGGAGAAGGGGCCGGGGCTCTCCGCAGCCGTGACGCATCATGTGACGGTCAGAGCGCGCGGTGATCTCGCGGCCGGGCAGCGCTTTCGCAAAGGCGGTCGGGTGTTCGAGATCCTGGCGGTGCGTGATCCCGATGAGACCGGGCGGTTTCAGCTGGCGCTCTGCCGCGAGGTGACGGGATGAGCGGCGGGCGGGCAAGGACGGCGCTGGAGGAAACCGGCGCGCGGCTGGGCGATGTTTTGCGGCGGGCGTTGAGGGATCGGCTGGCGCGGCGGATGGATGGGTTTTCGACCGACGGCAACGCGCAGTCGGCTCCCGCCTGGGCTCCGGTCGGGCAGGGCGTTGGCGACAGGGATGGCGGTGAGGCCGGATAGGCGCGGTCCACCAACATGCGGGATTCGACAGGCGGCACCGGCCCGGCGGCTCTGCCGCTTCCGGGTGGGGCGCGGCCTGCCCGCGATAGGGGAGAGCGCACATGACGAATGCGGTCAATGCCTTGCTGGGGGCACTTCAACAGGAGTTGAAGGCGGATGAGGCGCTGATGGCATCCCTCGGGGTCCAGGGGCTCTCCGACCGGACGGTTCGGCCGCAGCGTTTTCCGGCGCTGGTGGTCGCAACGGTCGAGGCGCGGGATTTTTCCACCGGTGAGGCGGACGGCGCGGAGATCCTGCTGACGCTGGAGGCCTGGAGTGCGGTGTCACGCCGCGAGGCGGAAGCGCTGGTGGCGGAGGTAAGGCGGGTGGCCGATGGTTTGCCGCAGATGCTGGGCGGGTTTCGGCTGGTGAATTTTCGCCATCGCCGGACGGCGAGCCGGCGCGAGGTGAAGGCCGGGCTGTTTGTCGCGGAGGCGGGGTTTCGGGCGGTGGTGGAGTGAGATCTCCAAGCGTTGAGACCTCATCCTGAGGTGCCCGCGCAACGCGCGGGCCTCGAAGGATCCAGTCTTGGTTTCTTGGGTTGCCTCGATCCTTCGAGGCCGGGCTTCGCCCGGCACCTCAGGATGAGGGGCTGACGACGGTCGAGCCGGCGCCTTCCACCCGTCCCCGCCGCGCAATCACCGCCAACGCCACGATCGCCGCGAAACCCGTGGCGGCAAGCAGCGTGGCGAGGACGAGGCCGGTGGAGATGCCGGCGCGATCGATGACGGCGGTCATCAGCACGGGGGCGGTGGCGTTGGCGAGGTTTTGCGGCAGGGACAGCCGCGCCGACTGACGGGCGAAGCGGCTGGCCGAGAAGAAGGCGAGCGGCATGGTGGCACGCGCAAGTGCGCTGACGCCGGAGCCGAAGCCATAAAGCGCGGTGAAGATGACGAGGCTCGACGGTGTGCCGGACCAGAAGATCAGGAGCAGCGTGGAGCCGGTCAGCATGGCGGCGCCGGCCAGTCCCGTGGTGATCGGGGAGGTGTATTTCCCGAGCACCAAATCGACGGCGCGGGCGGAAATGCCGAAGACGGCGCGCAGCGAACCGAGCTGCAGCGCAAGCGCCGGCGTGGCGCCCGAGAGTTCGAGGATATGCAGGAGCTGCGGCGAGAGGCCGAAGGTCATCAGGCTGGAGAGCGAGCTCGACAGGGCGATCAGCAGGAAGGCGGCAGTCGCCATGCCGCGGCTCAAGGCGAGCGGTTCGATGGCATCCGCGGCACGGTCTTCCGCCGAGCGGGTGATGGCGATGCGGCCGAGCGCCAGATGCACGGGAAGCGCGATGACAAGCTGGGCGCCGGCTGCCGCAAGCAGGGCACCGCGCCAGCCGAAGGCCTCGCCGGCAAGCGTGAGCAGCGGCCAGCAGACGGCAGAGGAGAGGCCGGTGAAGATCATCAGGATGCCGATGGCGCGCCGGGCCTCGCGGCCCTCGCGTTCGACGACGGCGGCAAAGGCCGGCACGGTGAGCGCAAAGCAGCCGCCAGTGCCGAGGATCAGCCAGGCGAGCGCATAGGTCGCAAGGCCGGTGGAAAGGGCCAGGGTTAAGAGACCTGCGGCCATCAGCACGGAGCCCATGGCGAGCACGCGGGACGCGCCGTGGCGGGCAATCTGCCGCCCGGTCCAGGGGCCGAGAAAGGCCATTACGAGCATCATGACTGTCAGCCCTGCAAAGGCCATTTCATTGGCGAGCCCGAGATCGGCGGCCATGGCGCGGCCGAAGACGGCCGGCATTTCATAGGTCGTGCCCCAGCCGAGGATCTGCGAGACCGCAAGGGCGGCGACGAGTGTGGTGCGGGGCATGGTCATGCGGGAGACTCGGGGGGGAAAAGAATTTCGGGCGGGGTGTTCCTTCTAGGCCGGTGGGCACGTGGGCGATAGGGCGAAATCTTGGGGGGGGTATGTCCTCATGCTGAGGGGGGCGAGCAGGGCGAGGGCCTCGAAGCATCCCTTGTGCTGCCTTGCTCTCAACGAGCGCTTCGTGGCCTTGACCCTTCGAGTCCCGGCTGAGCCGGGCACCTCAGGATGAGGGGACACGGAGGTATTTGCCTCCACACTCCCCTTGAGGGGGAGGGTCGGACCGCAGGTCCGGGGTGGGGTGATCACTCCCGGAACTCTCAGCGCTTGGCGCGGGTCACCCCCACCCGCCGCTTCGCAGCGACCTCCCGCACCAAGGGGGAGGCGGGTGGTGGCCCTGTGCGCCTGGTCCCAGCAGCATTCAACAATCACATCATCAAGGAGAGACGCCATGGGCGCGCAGAAGGGCAAGGATCTGTTGCTGAAGGTCGAGGACGGGGCGGGGTTTGTGACGGTGGCGGGCCTCAGGGCGAGGCGGCTCGCCTTCAATGCGCAGACCGTCGATGTGACCGATAGCGAGAGCGCAGGGCGCTGGCGGGAGCTCTTGGAGGGGGCGGGTGTTCGGCGCGCGGGGCTGACGGGTTCGGGCCTGTTCAAGGACGCCGCCTCCGATGCGCTGGTGCGGGCGGCCTTCTTTGCCGGATCGATCCTCGATTACCAGGTGGTGATCCCGGATTTCGGCACGGTGACGGCGCCGTTTCAGGTGACAGCACTCGATTATGCCGGCAATCACGACGGCGAGGTGACCTTTGAGATCGCGCTTGAATCGGCCGGTGCCGTTTCCTTCGCGGCGCTGTGAGGCGGCCATGCGGGGCTATGATCGCGAGATGCGCGAGCCGGTGACCGTCAACCGCGCCAACCGCCATCGCGGCGAGGTGGAGGCGGTGATCGACGGCGAGCGGCGGATCTTGTGTTTGACGCTCGGGGCGCTGGCCGAACTGGAGACGGCATTTGGGGCAGAGAGCCTGGTCGATCTCGCAGCACGGTTTGCGAGCGGCCGGCTGAAAAGTGCCGATCTCACCCGCATTCTCGCCTGCGGTCTGCGCGGCGGCGGCAACCGATTGTCGGATGCCGATGTTGGCGAGATGGCGGTGGACGGCGGCGTGGCGGGGGCAGCCCGGGTCGTCGGCGAGTTGTTGGCGGTGACCTTTGGGGCTGGGTCTGATGGTTTGGCACCGGGGGATCGGGCTCCGAGCGAGTGGAAAACCGGCGAGGGCGACGCCTCCCCTTGAGGGCCGCAGGCGGGCGAGAGGTGCTGCCGTTTCCCTGGGGAACGGCGATGACGCTCGGACTTGCCCGCCTGCGGCTGTCTCCTCACGTGTTCTGGGGCCTGAGCCTGCCGGAACTGGCGGCCATGGCAGGGGCTTTTGGCACGCCGGCCGGCCTGTCGCGGCGGGACGTGGAGGCTTTGATGCAAAGGTTTCCGGATTAGCGTTGGCGGTGCCGTTGGCGCCGAAGTCACCCTCCCCTTGAGGGGGAGGGTCGGACCGCAGGTCCGGGGTGGGGTGACCGGGTCCCGGAACTCTCAGCGCTTGACGCGGGTCACCCCCACCCGCCGCTTCGCGGCGACCTCCCCCCTCGAGGGGGAGGTGGGTGGAAGCCGCCTGGGGCCCCATCCTGAGGTGCCCCTGCGACAGCAGGGGCCTCGAAGGATCCGTTTGTGCTTGCACCGGTGGCCTCGCCCTTCGAGGCCCTCGCGGGGCGAGGGCGCCTCAGGGTGAGGGGGAACTATAGGGGGCCGATCGTTGCCTCGTGCCCTTCATGAAAGGAAATCCCATGACCGATGACGATACGCTGGCGCTGGCCGTCGATCTCGACGGTGCGCAGGCGCTTCCCGTGCTCGACGAGCTCGAAAGCCGTTCGGCGAGTTTCGGGCGGGCGCTGACCTCGGCGCTGAAGGGGGCGACGACAGGGGGCAAGGGGCTGGAGGAGGTGTTGCGCGGGGTGGGGCTGAGGCTCACCGACATCGCCCTTTCGGCGGGCCTGAAGCCGCTGGAAAATCTGCTCGGCGATGTCGCCGGCAATCTGGTGGGCGGGCTGACGTCCGGGCTGAGTTCGGGATTGGGCTCGGCGCTGGGCGCAAGCGCCTTTGCGCAGGGTGGCGTGCCGGGGCGGGTGATCCCCTTTGCCGAGGGCGGCGTGGTCTCAGCGCCCACCTATTTCCCCATGGCCGGCGGGACTGGGCTGATGGGCGAGGCGGGGGGCGAGGCGATCCTGCCGCTGAAGCGCGGATCGGATGGGGCGCTGGGTGTTGCAGCCGAAGGCGGCGGCGGGACGACGGTCATCCATTTCCAGGTGACGGCGAGCGATGCGGCGAGTTTTTCCAGGAGCGAAGGGCAGATCACGGCCATGCTGGCGCGCTCGGTCGGGCGCGGGCGGCGGGGGATGTGAGGGCGGCAGTGGGCAGTCGGGAAGGTGATCCATCAAGGCCCGCGCGGGGCGCGGGCTCCTCAGGATGAGGGAGCCTGCGGCGGGTTGCCGGTCCCTGATGCCGCCGACCGATCGGGATCCCTTCTACCCACGGGGGCAGGGGGCGCATGTAGACAAAGGCTCCTCCCAAACCTCCCTACAAGGGAAGGGCTCGGCCCGGCTATGCCGCCGTTGAGTGTCGCGGGAAGCCGGCGCTCAACCTCATGCAGAGCTGCCCGCGTGGGGACGCTCAAAGCTTTGCAATGTTCATCAATTCATCGAACGGAGCCAGCCATGGCCTTTCATGAACAGCGTTTTCCGTTGCGTCTGTCGCTGACCTCAAGCGGTGGGCCGGGGCGGCAGACGGATATTGTGTCGCTTTCGAACGGGCGCGAGGCGCGCAATCGGCGTTGGAGGTTTTCGAGGCGCCGCTACGATGTCGGGACGGCGGTGCGCTCGGTTGCGGATCTCTATGCGGTGCTGGAATTCTTCGAGGCGCGCGGCGGGCAGCTGCATGGCTTTCGCTTTCGCGATCCCGTCGATGGCTCGTCGGCCCGGCCCGGCGAGGCGGTGACGGCGCTCGACCAGTGGATCGGCACGGGCGACGGCGGGACCTCGGCGTTTCAGCTGGTGAAGGCCTATGGCGATGGTGCGGCGGTGGAGCGGCGGCCGGTGGTGAAGCCCGTGGCGGGATCGGTTCGAGTCGCGCTCGATGGCGTCGAGGTGAACGAGGGTTTCAGCTGCGATGCGACGACCGGGATCGTGACTTTTGCGGCCGGGCATGTGCCGGGCGAGGGCACGGAGATCCGCGCGGGCTTCGACTACGACGTGCCGGTGCGGTTCGACACCGACCGGATCGAGATCGATCTCGAAGCCTTTCGCGCCGGGCGCATTCCCTCCATTCCGCTGATCGAGGTGATCCCATGAAACGGTTATCCCAAGCGCTGGCCGCGCACCTGGCGAGCGGTGAGACGACGCTGTGCCGCGCCTGGCGGGTGACCTGCCGCGACGGCTTTCGGCTCGGCTTGACCGAGCATGATCAGCGGCTTGTCTTTGACGGCACGGTGTTCGAGCCGGGGACGGGTTTTGCCGCGACCGAGGCGAGCGTCGCAAGCGGGCTTGCGGCACCGGGTGCGGAGGTGCGCGGCGGGTTTTCGAGCGAGGCGATCACGGAAGCGGATCTGGCGGCCGGGCGTTATGACGGGGCGCGGGTCGAGCTTTTTCTCGTCAACTGGCAGGCGCCGCAGGATCAGCATGTGCTTGTGACCGTGCAGGAGATCGGCGAGGTGAGCCGGGCGGGGCCGGGCTTTTCGGCGGAGCTCCGGAGTTTTGCGCACCGCCTGCAGCAGCCCGAGGGGCGGATCTATAACAGGCGCTGCGATGCCGATCTCGGCGATATCAGGTGCAGGGTGACATGGATCTGGCCAATCGCCGGGTGGCGGGACTTGTGACCGAAGTGCTCTCGGCGGATCGGCTGACCGTGTCGGGGCTTCCGGATCTCGCCGAGGGACATTTCCGGCTCGGGCATCTGAGGTTCGATGCGGGTCGGCTCTTGGGCCAGAGGCTGGCGATCGAGGAGAGCGGGGCGGCGGAAGGCGGAGTTGTGACGCTCCGGCTCTGGCTGCCGGTGGAGACGCGGCCGGCGGCGGGCGATGCCGTGACGCTGACGGTCGGCTGCGACAAGAGTTTTGCAACCTGTCGAGCAACTTTCGGCAATTCCCTGAATTTCCGCGGTTTTCCCCATATGCCGGGCAGCGACTTTGCCTATTCCTATGTCAGCGGCGACAGCACCCATGATGGCGGCCTGCTCTATCGGTGAGGGCTCTGTACCAGCCACCCGCCCTCGTCCTTCGAGGGTCGCTTCGCTCCCGCCTCAGGATGAGGGCTAGCACTCGGTCTGCCAAATTTATGCCTGTTAAACTTGGGCCCCTCATCCTGAGGTGCCCTGCGCCGGCAGGGCCTCGAAGGATCCGATGTTACGTTCGAGCGTCAGAGCGCTCTCCGGGGCATCCCCACCCGCCGCTTTGCGGCGACCTCCCCCCACAAGGGCGAGGTGGGTGGCCGCTGGGCGCCCGGCACACCATTCTCCCAAGCATGAAAGGACTGCCCCATGAAGATCATTTGCCCCGACGGAAACGGCTATTCCTACTATGTCCAGGCGGTCGACGAGACCCGCTATTCAAGGGCAAACGGCGTCGAGACATTTCTGGTCAAGGCTGGCGACTACTGGAACGGGCCTGACGGCAGCGATGCGCTGAACTACCGCGAGCGCTGCGAGGCGCGGGTGACGACGGAGGATGCGGTGGGTTCGACCTGGCGCTATGCCTTTCACCTGAAGATCCCGGAGGACTACCCCGAATTCAGCCCCAAGCAGACGCTCGGCCAGTGGCACAATGGCGTCTATGACAGCGTCTTCAATCGCTACGAGGAGGGCGTCTTCACGATCTGCCTCAACAACAAGGAGACTGGCGTTTTCGAGGAGACACAGGTCACGGTGACCAAGGGCGTCTGGAACACCTTCAGCTACGCCTTCACCTGGCATGCGACGGCGGGTGCGGTGACCGCGTCGGTCAACGGGGGAACGGTACTGAAGGAGACGGGGCTTGCGCTTCTGCCTTCGGGGACGACCTCGGTCTATTTCAAATATGGCATCTATCGCAACATGCAGGCGGGCCTTGTCGGCCCGGACCAGCAGATCAGCTATCGGCGCGTCAGCCGTGCTGCGGGGTGAGGGTTGGCGGGTTGGGCTTGACCCTCTCCTTGAGGGGGAGGGTCGGACCGCAGGTCCGGGGTGGGGTGAGCGTTGCTTGCTCCTCTCCGGGTCACCCCCACCCGCCGCTTTGCGGCGACCTCCCCCTCAAGGGGGAGGTGTGTGGCTGCGGGGCGGGCGCCTGGGGACGCAGCTCCGCTCGTTGCAGATTCGGCAGGGTGCAAACGGCTCCTCATCCGCCTGCCGGCACCTTCTCCCCGCAGGCGGGGAGAACGCCGAGATGGCTTGCGCTGGCGCCCCTCTACCCGCCTGCGGGGAGAGGGTAGGGTGAGGGGCAAGTGCCGCAAACTCGATCAAGGCGGCCTGGGAAGGCCCCAGAGCCGAAACCTCGACCCTTTGATGCCCTCGCGTGGCGAGGGGCCTCAGGTTTATCCCCATCCCCAACCCCGGAGCCCTCCCATGTCCATCAACACAGACGTCCTGGCCCTGGCCGGGACCTGGGTCGGCACGCCCTATCGGCATCAGGGGGCGATGAAGGGCGTGGGGTGCGATTGTCTGGGGCTGATCCGTGGGATCTGGCGGGAGCTTTATGGGAGAGAGCCCGAGGCTGTGCCGGCCTATGCGCCCGACTGGGCGGAGCGGGCGGGGGAGGAGCGGTTGATGCAGGCTGCCGAGCGGCATTTCGAGGTGGTTCGGTCGTTTGAACAGAGCAGGCCGGGCGATCTCGTGCTGTTTCGCTTTCGACCGCACTTGGCGGCAAAACATGCGGGGATCCTGGCCTTGCTGCCTGCGGAACATGACCCGGCTGACAAGGATGGCTCTGGCTACGAGCGGGGCACGCAGGGCTATGGTCCGGGGCTCGCAGATTTCTCCGAACCGGGCAGCAACGGCGTGAATGCCGCTACCTCCAAAGTCTGCCTCGTCCCCAATGCCTTCATCCATGCCTATGAGCAGTCGGCGGTGACGATGTCGGCGCTGGTTCCGGGCTGGCGGCACAAGATTGCCGGCCTCTATCGCTTTCCCGAAAGGATCTGACGATGGCGACCATTCTTCTGCAGGCCGCGGGCGCTGCCCTTGGCTCGGTCTTCGGCCCAGTAGGGGCTGCGATCGGGCGGGCCGCCGGGGCTTTGGCCGGCGGCATGATCGACCGCAGCCTTTTGAGCGGCACGCGGGAGGTGAATGGGGCGCGGCTTTCGTCCGCACGGCTCTCCGGGGCGAGCGAAGGCACAACTATCCCGAGGCTCTATGGCACGGCGCGGCTGGGCGGCACGCTGATCTGGGCGACGCGCTTCGAGGAGGAGACGGTGACCGAGCGGACCGGCGGCAAATCCTCCGGCGGGACGCGAACCACGACCTATCGCTACTATGCCAATCTGGCGCTCGGGCTCTGCGAAGGGCCGATCGCGGGCGTAAGGCGGGTCTGGGCAGACGGGCGCGAGCTTGACCTGGCTGAGATCGAGATGCGCGTCTATCGCGGCACCGAGACCCAGCCGGTCGATCCGCTGATCGCGGCGAAGCAAGGGGCTGACAATGCGCCGGCCTATCGGGGTCTCGCCTATGTCGTCTTCGAACGGCTGCCGCTCGATGATTTCGGCAATCGCATTCCGCTCATCCAGTTTGAAGTCATCAGGCCCGTTGGGTCGCTGGAGGAGAATATCCGGGCGGTGACGATGATCCCCGGCGCGACGGAGCATGGCTATGCGACTGTCCGGGTCTCGGATGTGCCAAGTGAGGGCGCCAAGCGCTGGCTGAACCGCAACACGCTGGTTGCGGCCACCGACTGGCAGGCCTCGCTGGACGAGTTGCAGGCGCTTTGCCCGAACCTCGAAAGCGTGGCACTGGTTGTCGCCTGGTTCGGGACGGATTTGAGGGCCGGCGACTGCCGTGTCCTGCCGGGCGTCGAGGTGGCGTTTCGCAACGAGGAAAGCCGGCCCTGGAGTGTCGCGGGTCTGTCGCGGAGCGAGGTTCACGTCGTCTCCCGCCACGCCGGCGGTCCGGCCTATGGCGGTTCTCCCAGCGACGAGAGCGTGATCGAGGCGATCCGCGATTTGAAGGCGCGCGGCCTGAAGGTGACGCTTTACCCCTTCGTGCTGATGGATATTCCCGCCGGCAACGGCTTGCCCGACCCTTATGGCGGGGCTGAGCAGGGCGCCTATTCCTGGCGGGGGCGGATCACCTGTTATCCGCCGGGCGCCGACAAGACGGCGGCGGCGCGGGCGCAGGTGTCGACCTTCCTCAATCGCAGCGAGGGCTATCGCCGCCTCGTGCTGCATTATGCAGCGCTCGCCGCTCAGGCGGGCGGCGTCGATGCCTTCCTGCTCGGCTCGGAACTGCGCGGCCTGACGACGCTGCGGGACGGGGCAAACGCCTTTCCCTTCGTCGAGGCGCTGGTGGCGCTCGCGGCCGAAGTGCGCGGCATGCTCGGCGGTTCGACGGCGATCTCCTACGGCGCCGACTGGACCGAGTATTTCGGCCACCAGCCGGCGGATGGCTCTGGCGATGTCTTCTTCCATCTCGATCCGCTCTGGGCGAGCCCGGATGTGACGGCTGTCGGCATCGACAATTACATGCCGCTCGCCGACTGGCGGGACGAGGATCTCGAGGCGGAAAACCCGGATGGGCTTATCGGGGCCGACGATGCCGAGGGTTTTGCCCGGGCGCTGACGTCGGGCGAGGGCTTCGACTGGTTTTATGCCGGTGGGGCGGACCGCAGCGCCCGGGTGAGGACGCCGATTACCGATGGCGCCTATGGCAAACCCTGGGTCTTCAGGTTCAAGGATCTCAAATCCTGGTGGGAGAACCCACATTTCAACCGGATCGGCGGCGTCGAGCAGGCGAGCCCCACGGCCTGGATGCCGCGGATGAAACCCATCTGGATGACCGAACTTGGCTGCGGGGCGGTCGACAAGGGGGCGAACCAGCCGAACATCTTCGTCGATGCGAAATCGGCAGAAAGCGGCAGGCCCTACTTCTCAGTGGGGCTGCGCAGCGACAGCCAGCAACGCCGGTTTCTCGACGCGCATCTGAAGCACTGGCAGGAGAGGGCGGCGGACGGCATGGTCGATCCCGAAAGAATCTACGCCTGGACCTGGGACGCGCGGCCCTATCCGGCCTTTCCGCAGAACACGGCGCTCTGGGCCGACGGCGCGAACTGGCGCACGGGGCATTGGCTGAACGGGCGGCTGGGCACGGCGTCGCTGGCCGACACCATCGCGGCGATCCTGAGGGATCACGGCTTTTTCGATTTCGACGTTTCGGAGGTGGCGGGCGATCTCGGTGGTTATGTGAAGGGGGATCTCACCTCACCGCGCGATCTGATCGAGCCGCTGATCGAGCTGTTCCAGATCGATGTGATCGAGGATGCCGGGCGCTTGAAATTCCGCACCCGGCCGACGGCGAGCCTTCCCGCCCGCGAGATCACCGTATTGGCCGACATCGCCGACCGTCCGCTCTGGACGGAGACACGCGGCCATGACAGCGATTTTGCCTCCGAAGCGCTGGTGACCTTCTATGATCCGGCGGCGGCCTATGTCGAGGCGAGCGTGCGGTCGAGGCGCGTGGAGGCGGCGACCGATCGTCAGCTGACGCGCGACCTGCCGGCGGCAATGCCCGAGGAGACCGCACTCGCCGCCGCCGAGGGCTGGCTGCGCGATAACAGGCTGGCGCGCCGCACGCTGCAACTGGCGCTCGGACCGGGCGAGATCGCCATCGAGCCAGGCGACGTGCTGCGTTTTCAAGAAGGGCCGGAAGGGCGCTTCCTGGTGCAGGCAATCGATGAAGGTTTCGAGCGGCGGCTGACCCTGCGCGCCTTTGCCGGCAAGATCGCAGCACCGATCGCAGCAGTCGAGCCGGGGCGGGTTCCCGAGGGCGGCGGCGCGGCGGGCTTTCAGCCTGTCGTCACTTTCCTCGATCTGCCACGGCTGGAGGGAACGAGCCATACCGGCGATGCGAGTGTTGCAGCCTTCGGCCGTCCGTGGCGGCGGTTGGCGGTCTCCAGTTCGCCGGAGATGGAGGGCTATCGGCTGCGGCTGACCCTCGACCGTCCGGCGACCATGGGGCGGCTGGCGGCAGTGCTGGAACCGGGGCCGGTGGGGCGCTTCGACCGGGGCAACAGCCTGCTGGTAGATCTGGCGAGCGGCGCTCTGGCGTCGGCCAGTCGCAACGCGGTGCTGGCGGGGGCCAACCGGCTGACGGTGCGGGCTGCGACTGGCGGGCTTGAAGTGCTGGGTTTCGTCGAGGCCGAGGAGGTGAGCGCCGGTCGGTTTCGCCTGACGGGACTGTTGCGCGGCCTGGGCGGGACCGAAGCTGACATGGCGGCGGGCGCTGCCGTTGGTGCCGAAGTCGTGGCACTCGATGCGGCGGTGCGGCCGCTGGGCCTGATGAATGCCGAGCGCGGGGCGGCGCAGAACTGGATCCTGGAGCCGATGGGGCTGGTCACCGAGCTGTCGGGACCGCATGTCTTTGCCGGCGGTCTGAGGGCCGAGACGCCGCTTTCGCCGGTCCACCCGCGTGCCGTGCGGCAGGACGGAGGCGATCTGCGGCTTTCCTGGATAAGGCGCAGCCGCCTGGATGCCGATGCCTGGGCCGATGGGGAGGTGCCGCTCGACGAGGCTGAGGAGCGCTATCGGCTGGAGATCCTGGGTGGCAGCGCGGTGCTTCGCACGGTCGAGGTGACCGAGGCCGTGCATCTCTATCAGGCCACCGATGAAATGGCCGATTTCGGCGCGCCGCAGACCGCGCTGTCGATCCGTGTCCGCCAACTTGGACGGCTTGCGGCAGGTCTGCCGCTCGAGGCGGTGGTCGCCATCACTTGATCATTCAACAAGAGGAGACGGACATGCTGGAGATGAAACCCTGGTATCAATCGAAGACCGTGTGGGGCGCGCTGATTGCGATTGCGGCTCCGCTACTGGGTCGCGTCGGACTGGAGATAGGCGGGCAGGAACAGGCCGAGATCGCCGAAGCCATGACCACGCTGGCCGGCACCGTCGGCGGGCTGCTGGCGCTTTATGGACGGCTTACGGCGACGAAAGGCGTGGGAGGGTGAGCGTGCCGACCTATGCTGGCGCTACCGCATGACGCAATGGGACGTCGCAGTGCCTATCAGTCGGTAGCGTTGGTCAGGCAGGGCAGCTTCGCCCATAGCCGCAACCACCTCGATCACGGTGCATTCATTTACCATTCAGAAGGCTTGCGGTACATAATTGGTCGAAGTGGAAGTCATCCAAGAAGTAGCAGCAATGGCATCTTTCATGAAATACGCGGGTCTGGCATTGGCCTTGACCGCGGCGGCTGTGCCGGCAGTCACGAGCGATGCCGTGGCCGCGGACTGCAGGGAGGCGGCGGCACGGGTTGTCGCCGAGGTCGGCGGACAGTTGCTTTCCGTGCGCGAATCGGGCGGTGAATGCGTGATCGTCGTGCTCGTGCCGGGCAACGGCAGTGAACGGCCGCGCAAGGTCACCATGCGGGTCGCAGAGTGA